GGGTGTGCAGGATCTGACACAACAAGGATGTTTGATACGTAGTGTAGACGACGCTTCTGCTTACGAGCGATATCCTTATCAGATTCCAAACCTGAATTCCAAAGTTTAGAGTTCAGTTCAGATACTGGATCATTGCCACCGATCGAAGTCAATGACTTCTCGATGTACCAACCACCAGGACCTTGGAAACCGTGGTCCCAATAACGAGCCCATGGATAATCGTCGCCTTCAGGTGCAGGAAGAAAACGAATGACAGCGTAGCCGTTACCAGCTTTGTCTACTTCCGGTTTCCACATGCGATTGTCTTCGAAGGATTGTTGTTGCTGACCACCGCCGACTTTTTCTGCGGCTGCAACGAGTTTGTTGATTGCGCTTGCGCGACTTGCTTTGAGATTTGCTAATGACATATTATATCCTTTATATAGCAGTGTTTAACATTGTATGGAATAACTATTATACCACATTTGCGCTCGATTGTAAACAATCTTTGAGAGCATCCTTGATAGCGTCGTTATTCACCGTAATAAACGGGTTATACTTACGAATCTTCAATGAGAGGTCAGGCCACATGATGGGATCTGTTATCTCTTTGTCGAACTTAGGCATAAACCCAATATATCGATTTAGGACCACAAAAGTCTCGAGAGGTATCTCGTTTTGAAGTAACATCTTAACGAGTAATGGATGTTGACCATCCTCTACCACAAATAAACTCTTAAAGTCGTTCATCGATATAATCTTATCTATATCGTTTTTAAAGCGATATGTAAATGATTCCATGAGACCCTTATATTGTTTATAAGTGTCATCTGAACCATCCTCATTCAGGTTGCCAATCCACTTTGTACCGTGGTGGGCAAAATTACATGCATAGAAGTATTTCAACTCATTGAGTCCATACTTCTTAACCACTTTTGCGAAGAAGAACTTATCCCTTCGAGCAAAGAATGATTTTGGAGTTACGCTCGTCTTACCATTATATTTGAAATAGTCGTACGTCTTAGATTCAAAGTGTAGCTTACATGCTACATAAATCTTATATGCGTCAAACGGATCACTCGAACGTAAGCTCATTCTTTTTCTTCAAATAACCAAGGTTCATCCCTTCGGCTTCAAGCTTTGCCTTAATAGGATTACTCAATAACTTTGCGATATCTTCAGGATCGATCATCCTTTCCTTACATACATCCATGATAGTATCAAGGTAAGATGATCGTTTTTCCTTAACCAAACGTTCTATGAGTTCTGAGAACGACTTCTTAGTGTACACGCCTTCGGGTTGTTCTGACATTTTTCACTCACTTTATAATATATGTGGCTACCGATAGAGGTTATCTTCTCTAACGTGTGCCAACCAGGGTTAACATAATTTGCATGATAGAACGTTGCGCCTTGTGTGATGTCTACCTTTTGTTGATAGTACATCGTCAAAGCCTTCTTCACAGATGTCAATGATTCTTGCCATCCTTGTGCTTCTTGATTGGGAATAATTCCCATCAACTTGCGATCACATGTCCATGAAAACTGACATGTAGTCTTGTGTGTGTCTTGATCTTTGTTCTTTTGGTACACGACCTCACATGCACTCTTCGGGAACTTAGGATCTTTCAAGCGATTCAACACAACGTGTGTTACGGCGATCTGAGACATCTGCGAATCGCCTTTCGCTTCATAGTATGCGTTACGTGTTAGACAATATACATCTTGGTCATTTAGTGGGATCGGGTTTAACATGCTCGACATCCACACATTGATTGCGACTAATATTTCCGTCATTTATTTACCTTTAAAATAATCGTATCTTCGTTGATCCGTCCATTGGGTTCTTTAGGTTTCGTTGTAAGCGAAGCAAAAGATTTGGCTGCTTTCGTTTTTGAAGACGACAGCACCTCTGACAATGTTTCTTCAGGCTTGCGTAGTGTACGCGATTGGGATTCGGATGTGTTGAACTTAGTAAGGGAAGTGCCCTTGATTTCAAACCCAAGACCTGACTCAGCGATAAATCGTGTAAGCGTTTTGTACTTAACATTGTAAGTCCATAACTCTGTAGCACCAATTATCAGAGACGGATTGATCGAAACTAGTTTATGCTCGGGCGACTCCTTTAAGTATTTGAGTTTCGAGATTTGTTTCTCGACCGATACGGGTTTTTTTGTACGGGCTTTGCGAACCGTTTTGGTGTTAGTCCCAAAGCGCTGAGCATCCGCAATAATACCCTCGAACCATGCTATAAATTCTTTCTTACGTTTTGGCGTCAGATGAGAATAACCCTCCACTAACTGAGGATCTATCTTATCTATACTACCTTGCATCTCAACTCTGTGCCTTTCGGCCCAATCTATGACGAATTTGGCTCCCTGAGCAGGTAAAATGGCTGCTTTCATAGCTTCATATACGTCAATGGATGGCGAATTGCCACGAATCCACTCATCCAATAGATCTTCAAGGTCACCTAATACAGTATCATTGACCTTATTTTTGATGCGATCTTGTATACTGATGACTGGTGCCTTAGCAGCTTTTACTTCTTCTTTGAGATCCTCTTCGACTTTAATCTTGCCAAGCCGAAGCATGTCATCGATGTTACGTCTTATGTGAGCGAACTCTTCATCACGTAAATCAAGACCACGCTTGCGCATGCGGAGAAGAGATCCAATTGTGTTTGTACAACTCCAATCAGGCGATACACGTAACAGATCAAGACGTTCTTTGTCGAATCCAAGTTCCTCTTTTGCATATACAATCAAATCCTTTTTAAAGTTAGCGGACCAATTAAAATAATTATAGAAGTGGAATGCAGCAGCCATCTTGACACGGCGATCGCTCTCATCTTTGAATACCACACCAGTCCACGATGGTTCGGCGCCAGTATATTTTTCGTCGAGAGATAATGCATTCGTTACACGTTTCTTAGGCGGTTTAAATGTCTTGCCGTTAATCTTGACAGTGGCCATGAATTCTCCTCACATTAATAATTATAATTATACCACAACGAGTTATTATTGTACATGTTTGACATCAGCAATGGTGAACGATCTCCAACCTTGCTTATCGACATCAAATACCGCCAGTGTGCTATCATTGACTTTGACTGATTTTGTAGAATCAGATTTTGGACGATGTTCCACAGGGATTAATGACTCGTTGAGTGTACAATTCATCGTACGCTCTGTGCCATCTTTTTTGGTGAATATCACAGTGGTGACTCCACTCTGTACTTTTTCTTTAATCTGTTGTCGCGTGTACATTATCATGTTCCTTCTTAAAATAGATAGTGCCATTCTCATTGATCGTGACACTAAACTTGTCGCCTTCTTTAACTTGAAGACTCGATGCTTTCAGTTCGCTGTCCATCTGAATGGATCCATCTGGTAATAACGTAAAAAAATAATCACAAAAGATCATGATCTAAATCTCCAATAGAAAAAAGCCGCTTACTCTGTGCGGCGACCTATATAGCCAGATTCTCCCGAATGTGGTGGTCAGTAGTTTAGATATTAGACTTAAGATTAGTCTAACGTGTTGCGGAATTCACCGATGCCGAATTCACTGCGAAGACTATGCACGTCTTCGTAAGTCACTGAATTATCGAAACCACCGGTACCGATGTCGCTGTCAGCTTTTGCTGCTTTTGCAGTAGTTGCCTTAGGCACTACAACGTTTGGTGCAAATACTCGACCAACTTTCGCTTTAGTGGCTTGGACTTTAGGTTGCTTCGACTTAATGATGCTTGCTGCAGTCGCTTCAGGTGTACCTTTAATCAAGGCACCTTTCGTAGGCATCTTATATACACCTTTAGATACTTTATTGGTAAAAAAGTAGAAAGGATACTCGTTACCATTACGTGGATTCAAACCAAGTTGACGCATAACCTTTACTGCATCTTTCCACAAGAACGTGGCACCTGATTTTACTTGAGGGAATTCTGAATAGAACTTATCCTCGAACTTTTTAACAAAATCTGCTTCATAAACTCGTGCTTTACGACCCATAATATTACTCCATTTCAAATATAAAATTGACTTTCTCAAATTTTGGCTTACGTTTATAAGCCACCTTACTGCTGACTACTCGTAGTCTGTATTTCGGTGTACGCAGATCTTTCGCTATAGGATTGCGTTTGCTAGATACTTTACGATTTGTCATGATCCATTATACCATGTTTTTCTTGCTTTGTACATAGGCCCCCCTTAAAATTTTTCGCTCATTTTATTAGAACCAAAGTACATAAGCGTTAAACCAATAACTGCGAGTAAAAGCTGCAATGGCAACTCTGCGTCTGTACCATTATCCATGCCACCTACGGCACCGAATACCAAAAACAAACCTACAATAAATCTAATCATTAGTAAATCACTCCAGTCCATGTCAAATTGAAGTTGCCTTCACATACGTTACCACGTGCAAAGTTAGTTGCTGGTGCTCTCCAACTTGCAGCTTTAAGGATGTCACCAACCTTGAAGCCTTTCGTTGGTTTAGCAACTACGAAGAACTTAACACTACCATCAGCAGCAACTTTGATATAGTTACGACCTTTTTCAACTCGTGTAGTATCAACGAACTTTTGTACTTGCTCAACAGCAAACTCTCTACGTGCTGCGTTATCTTCAGCGCGTGCTTTATACATGTTGATGTAGCTTTCTTGCATAACTTCAACAGCTTTTGCTACACCTTCATCTAACGTATACTTCATCATAATATGTTGTCCTTTTGTCATTTGATGTAACCATTATACCCCATTTCCTGCTGTTTGTACATAGGCCCCCCTAAAAATAATTCGCAAATAAAAAAGCCAATGAAATCATTGGCTTGCACGGACAACATTGGACCTGGGAGCGTTTTACATGGTGAAAAAAGTCACACTTTACAGCTTTTGGATCGAATCTAACTTAGCCCTGAACGCTTTTACCTTCACGGTACGATCTGGCCAATGGATGTATGCTTTCTCAGGATTCTGTTCTAAGTTCTTTAGTAGTGGTTCTATCGTAGCACGTAGTGTTTGTAGCTTTGTACGAAGCGCTTCAGCTTCAGATGACGTAGCTTCTACTTGTGCTGTGACTGTTTGTACAGCTTCGAGTTCTCCTTCATCGACTGCGGTGAAACCAAAGTCAAAGTCAATCTCTTGTACATTATTTTTTGTTACTGACATATCAAGTCCTTTAATGGTGTGCCTTCTTTTGTATTGTGCACAGTTATATTATATTTAGTGAATGGTTTCCACTTCTCTCGCCAATGTATGTATAAGTCGTGCTGTTGACGATCTCTCATAATTATAGCATCGGTCTTTGTTTCCTGTGTGTCTGCCCATATTGAATCAAAACCCCATAGATGGATATCGGTATGTTGATTATCCAATGCCCACTGTGTGGCTATATGACCAGCGCTAACAAACTTATCAAGGTATGGTACTTTATAAACTATGTCAAGTTCTTCTTCTAAGTTCTTGTGTTTCATACCGTTCATTGCATAGACTGATGTGATGATAGGTTTATTCTGAAAAACACTCCTGTTGCCTAAGTATATGTGAAATGGCTTTATGTCTACCGCAACACTGACATCCACTGGAAACTGCTGAAAATTACAGCCTATGACATAACCTTCTGAAGGTTCATATAGATTAATTGATGGCCCATTGCCTAAAATGTGTGTTTGCATGTTAATTATTTATAAATAAGGTCAGATCCTATAATAACACAATAATAACAGGGATCACTAATGGAATTCTTAAAATTAGTAGCTGAATTGGGATTCCCAATAGCTGCCGCAATAGCAGCTGGGTATTTTGTCTTTCTTACATTAAAGTTCATCCTAGCAGGAGTTACATCGTCCGTAAAAGGAATGATGGGGATCATCTCTGCTCTCGACAAACGTGTAGCAGCCATGAACCACGATGTCATTCGTATTGACACGAAGGTATCGCATGCGCTAGGCATTCCACCAGACTTGGATCGTATTGCTCGAGCAGAGCAATCTGACGCCAGACGGGATTAATCATGTAGTACGTCACTCGAAAGAGTGGTGATATTTTTCTATTAATCAAAGGGAATAAAATGAATAAATTAAAAGCATTAGCATTAAAGGTAAAAGACGTTGTTCTTAAATTAAAAGAGCAAGATCTTCTTATCGCCTTCCTAATCGGTATTGTAGTAGGTTGGTTAGTGCTCTAAATGGAAAACTTCGTATTCTTTACTTACATGTTAGCATTAATTGCTATAGCTGTAAGCCTTTACACACTCTATCAACTTGAGTGTGTAAAGGAGAATATGAACAGAAAACCAAAAAACACACAAAAACATTATAATAAACCGGTTGCTAAACCAAAAACTAAAGGACATTTTGATGGATATCGTTGAATTAGTTAACAAGTATGGGTTTCCCATTGTAGCAGCTTTCGGCTTAGGATATTTCGTATATTATGTGTGGAAGTGGGTAACAGAAGAAATTAAACCAGTAACGAGTGAGGCAAACAAAGTTTTAATTGAATTGATCGACCGCATCCGTATGTTAGACAATGACTTGATTAGACTCAATCAAAAAGTTAACGTGGTGCTTTCACTGCGAGACGAAAAAGAAAAGAATGCTAAAGAAAAGTCTACTAAGTCTACTCTGCTTGGCTAGCACAGCACATGCAGAACAAACTTTCCAATTCAAATCTCCATCCTTCAACGGCATTGGATACTCTTCTCACGTTCAAACGATTGAGAACACTGAGACTACACGTAGAGCAGCGATAGACGCAAAACGTTTACAAGACGCTAAAGATGCTGCAGCAGCGGCAAAGAATACAAATCTACAAAAATTCCTAAACAACTTTGAGAGTAGAGTTTATGCTCAGCTTTCAACACAGCTTGTGAACAACCTGTTCGGAGAAAATCCACAGAACAGCGGAACAGTTACCATTGAAGGTAACACAATTCAATATACCAAAACCGTAGACATGATATCAATGACTGTGACTGCAGCCGATGGCAGCATCACGCAAGTACAGATCCCTATCGGTCAACTGAAGTTCTAACATGAAAAAAATATGTTTGATATTAACCATATTGTTACTGAATGGTTGCGCTGTCACTGGACCTCTTACACCATTTAAGTTTAACACTAATGAAGCTGAAGTATTACCTCCAGCAGAAGTAAAGAAAGAAGTTCCAGCACCTGAGGCTGGTAAAGTTATCGTTGCAGTTTATTCGTTTAAAGATTTAACTGGACAAAGAAAACAACAAACTGGTATAGCATCATTTAGTACTGCTGTTACACAAGGCGGTGAACCACTCTTAATTAAAGCATTACAAGATGTGGGTCAAGGTCAGTGGTTTAGAGTTGTTGAACGAGTTGGACTCGACAACCTTTTAAAAGAACGTCAATTGATTCGTTCAGCAAGAGATGAAGCAAAAGATCCAACAGCACTTAGACCAGTGATATTTGCTGGTATGATTATTGAAGGTGCTATCATATCATATGATTCAAACATTCGTACTGGAGGTTTTGGGTGGAGATGGCTAGGAATTGGACCATCTACTAGTTACAATGAGGATGTAGTAACGATATCATTGAGAGCTATAAGCACTCAAACTGGTGAAGTACTAGTGACGACTAACGTTCGCAAGACGTTATTAAGTTATCAAGCTGGTGTATCAACGTTTAAGTTTTTTGACCAAGGGACTAGAGCCTTTGAACAAGAAACTGGCATGAGCTCAACAGAAGTCGGTATTTATGTGGTGAAGTCCGCTGTTGAGAAAGCTGTCGAGGAATTAATATTTGATGGAGAGAAAAAAGGACTTTGGAAGTTTAAAACAACAAAGGAGAAAAACTAATCTTTGATTAGTTTAAAAAGTAAAATGTTTAAAAGCATGACAGGGATCAGTGGGTTCTCGAGTAAATTACTCACTATAATGGTGGTTGCACTCAGCAGTACCGCAGCCTTGGCAGATGGTAACTCAGTTTATATTGACCAAACGAATGCAGATAATTCGAATGTGTCAATCACACAAACTGGACAAGATAACAAAGTCGGTGATCCGAATAGTTTGACGACACCACAATTTGCTATCGATGGCAATGCAATGGACCTTACCATTAATCAAGATGGTATGGGTAACAGCATCACCGGTAATTTTGTCGGTGGAGACTCAACAGCAAATATTAATCAAACCGGTGATTTCAATACATCTGTATTGAACTTCGGAAATAGTGGTTCAAACGGTGGTACTCTTGGTATCAACATCATTGGTAATAGTAACGCTACTACATTGAATATTGGTACTACTGCAAGCGCTAACAACTACAACTACTTATTGAACATCGGTACAAGCGGTCTTAATGGTTCTGGTAGCAATAGTAACACTGTAACAAGTTCTATTAACAGTAATAACGCTTCAGCAACTATCGCTATCAGTGGTGGTAATAGTAACGTTATTAATACTGCTCAATCTGGTGGAAGTGGCCACTCTATCAATCTTAATGTGATTGGTGGTACAAATACAGTCGGCATAACACAGGATGGAGCAAATGCGAATTCAGCGATCGTTAATATTACTGGTAGCGGTACTACTACTTCAGTTATCCAACACTAGTTGGGCTGCAATTGGTGCAGTACAAGAATTAAAAGGTACGGCATCTATCACTCGTGATAAAAAAGCGATAGATGTCAAACCTTCTACGTCCGTTAATAGTATGGACGTCGTACAGACGGGAGCAGGTGTTGTTGGTATCAACTTCGAAGATAACACTAAGGTTCGTGTTACTGAAAACTCTAAACTGGTAATCGATGATTTTGTATATGACCCAAAAAACAAAGGAGCTGGGAAACTGGCTCTTAAAGTTACTATGGGAACCGTTAGGTATGCTTCTGGCAATATTGCTCATGAGAACAATAAGAATGTTGCCATAAACACACCAACCGCAACAGTAGCAGTTCGTGGTACAGCATTTACAATGACTGTAGATGAGATAGGTCAGTCATTAATCATATTATTACCTAACGGAGATGGCACCGTTGGGTCAATTGAGGTAGCAACGGCAATGGGTGTTGTTGTATTGAACCAAGCGTTTCAAGCAACATTAACCACTTCATCTGAAATAAAGCCAATGAAGCCCGTTTTGCTTTCGTTAAGTGAATCAGCAATCGACAATATGCTGATAGTTAAACCTCCCAAGGAAATATTACAGAAGATCCAAGAAAGCATCAATAAGTCTGGATCGGCATTGGAATTTGGTGGATTGGATATTAATTTATTGGACGTGAAAGTTTATAAGGATGTTTGGGCAGGTTATGATGAATTAAGTGTTAACGAGTTAGATGTAGATTATTTAACTAATGCGTTGGATAATCAACTCTTAGCTAACTTCCAAGTTGGTTACAACTCTTCAACACAAGTGTCTATATTTGACAAGAACACGTATTGGCAAGTACAGAGAAATGTTGTACAAAAGGCAACTCTCTTAATTGCTAAAGATCGTGGATACAACATAACTTTAATACAAGAAGGAACTACGATTCAGCTGCAGAATCAAGATTCCACAACTAATAACATCTACATTAAACAAGTAGGGAAATAATAAAAAATGAAACTTAAGAGTTTATCAGCTGCCATGATGGTAGCTTCGGCATCGGCATTCGCTGATCCAACAGATTTTAGTTTATCGACTGGAGATTGGTCTTCAATCTCTGGACAAACATTAACAGGTGCACAAACATTTCAAGCTGGACCAAATGCATGGGCAATTAGTCCTTACACCGGTAGTACGATGTATAGCTTACAACCAACCAATCCATCTAATAGCTATGCAAACATGGCTTCTGCTTTAGGCATGAGTTCATCAAGTGTATCTGCTTTATCAGCAGAGATCGCAGCACAGAATCCATCAGGCGGTGGTAATATTACTAATGCTGCGTGGGTAAGTAAGAACTTTACATTCACTGCACCTGCTCAGTTCCACATGTATTGGACATACACATCAACAGACTATGTTCCATTCAATGATGGCTCTATCACCACATTGGTGAATACGACTAACGCATCAAATCTAGGTAAGATCAACGGTCTAACTAAAGAATACCTATTGTTAGGTGCGACAAATCCAGGCACAGGTAACTATTCAACAGGTTCTTATGGATCTACAGGTTGGCAAGTCGTTAACTATGACATCTTAACTGCTGGTACATACAAATTAGGTTTTGCTGTATTCAACCAAGGTGATACTGCTTTATCTCCAGTTTTAAACGTGAATGATGGTTTAGGTACAGTTACAAAGAACGGTACAACATTCGGTGCGGTGGCTCCTAATGATCCAACAATGCCAAGTTCACCAGCTGTTACACCTCCATCTGCGCCTACAGTGGTTAGTCAATCAACCACTAATTCAGTAACTACTTCAACAAGTAATGGTAGCGCATCAATCGCTACAAGTATAGCTTATGGTGCTACAGCAGTAACAGTTGCTCAATCTAATGCTAAAGGCGATCAAACACCTAAAGTATTGAATGTTGTGCAAAATACTCAGACAACTGGTACAACACCATTCACATTAACTACTACTACTACAACTCCAGTTACAACTACAACTGTAACAACACCAGTCACGACTAAAGTATGGAGCGATAATACTACTACAACTGAAAATGGTACACCTACAACAACAACTACTACAACTGATAGTGTAACATCTACTGATACTACAGGTTTAGAAGTAGTTCAAGTTGATACACAACAAAACTATACAACTCGTATCGATCAATACGATCAATTAGCAAATATGAATCGTAGGTTAAATGCGAGTTTAGATAGCGATCCATTGAGCAGAGTTAAAGTATCTGATGGAAGTCTAGTTCAAAGAACAGGTGATGATCGTGACTTTAACTTCTATATCAATGCCAATGGTCAAAAGTCTAACACAGTGGATGGATATAAATACAATGCTAACACATACGGCTTAGGATTTGAGAAGAAGATCAACTCAAATACTATGTTAGGTGTACAATATAATCGTGTTGATTCAACATTAGATGGTTCACAAGGCGGTGGCAACTTAACTAAAGATGCATTCGGCATTTATGGTATTACTACTGTGAAAGACTTCATTATCAAGGGAGATCTTGGTTATTCATCTAATAAATACAACACAAACCACAATTTGGTTGAGTTAGGATTGAATAATAACTCATCAGCTAGTGGTACTGATAAATGGGCTGCAGTAAGAGGTTATACACCAGATTTTAAAGGATTCCGTCCATATGTTGGTACACGTGTAGAGAACAATCAAAGAGGTTCTGCTGTTGATACAGGCTCAGAAGTATCAGCAGTTAGTTATGATAGATTAAACTCTACTAAATCTACAGCAGAAGTAGGTTTAAGATATGAGAAAGCACTCGCTGATAAATGGACTGCAGTTGCAGAGGCTGGTCGTAATACAGCTCAGCTAAATACATATACAGCAAGTGTAATTTATGCAGCTAAAGACAACTCTTCTATAGTTGCTAAAGTAACTAGACAAGAACAAAACGGTGTTGATGCTAACCAAGCTATGATATTGGGTCGCATCAATTTCTAATAACTTTTAGGAAAATTGAAATGAAAAAGATTTTAATCGCATTAGCATTACTTGGTTCATATGCATTATCATATGCAAATCCAATCGACACATCCTGTCCACAACATGTAATTTGGGGTGCACCTCAAGCAAGACAAGAGGGAAATAACCAATACTTGTGTAGGACAGGATATGCTGTCAACTATAACTACAACACTAAAGTAGCGACATACGTTGTAGAAACATTAAAACCAGAATTATTAGTTAAGAATGCTGCACGCAATGATGATTTCAGGGAAGATCCTGAAATTCCTGTGCAGTATCGTGTTACGTTAAAAGAATATGTTGGAAGTGGTATGGACCGTGGCCACATGGCACCAGCAGCTAACTTCACATATGATGCAAAGGTAATGAGTGAATCTTTCTTGTTATCTAATATGATGCCTCAAGTTCCAGGTAACAATCGTGGCATTTGGAAATACTTAGAAGAGTACACTCGTTATTGGGCAAATTTACATGGTCAACTATACATCATTACTGGTACCATCCATGATCCTAATGGCAAAAAGATGGGTAATAATGTAAGTGTACCATCATTCATCTATAAAATTGTTATTGATCCAAAGAAATCTAGAGCTATTGCTTTCCTATTCCCTAATGAGAAGCTAGATCCAAAGACAATAGAGCAGTATATTGTTTCTATTGGTGAGATTGAAGATTATACTGGTTTAAACTTCTCACCAGCAATTCCAGCACAGTTACAAGGAATAGAAAAGAATAGAGGTAAGATGTCTGATTGGCAATAAGGAGAACTATGAGAGTAAAACAAAAAGAGCATGAAAGTTTTGAGAAGTTATTTAGACGATTTAAAAAAGCAGTAGAGCGTTCTGGTATGTTACAAGAACTACGTGACCGTCAACATTATGATAAACCAAGCATTCAACGTAAAGTAGCAAAGAATGCAGCAGTACGTAGACATCAAAAGAAAATAAGACAAGAATCATTACCACCGAAACTATATTAATATGGCATATTCAGATAAAGTAATAGATCATTATGAGAATCCTCGTAACGTAGGATCACTACCAAAAGATTCACCAAATGTTGGTACTGGTATGGTAGGTGCTCCTGCGTGTGGTGACGTTATGAAATTACAAATTGAAGTACATGAAGGAATCATAACAGATGCTAAATTTAAAACGTATGGTTGTGGCAGTGCTATTGCTAGTTCTAGCCTTGTCACCGAGCTCCTCAAGGGCAAAACGTTGGATGAGGCACAGGCCATCAAAAACGACCATATCGCAGAAGAACTTGCGTTACCGCCCGTCAAGATTCATTGCTCAGTACTTGCAGAAGATGCAATAAAGAGTGCTATAGCAAATTATAAGGAAAAGAATAATGATAACATTAACTGCAAGTGCGCTTGAACAAGTAAAAGAAATACTATTAGGTGAATCAGAAGCAAAGTATGTACGAGCTTTTGTACAAGGCGGTGGATGTTCTGGCTTTCAATATGGTTTTACATTAGACGATACCTCTAATGAAGATGATTTTGTAATAAGTGATTGTGTATTAGTAGATGCTATGAGTATGCAATATATGCATGAAGCAACGATAGATTATACTAGTGACCCATTAAAAGGTTCTCAATTCACAATAATAAATCCAAATGCTAAAGCATCATGCGGTTGTGGAAGTAGTTTTACAGTTTAGGAGATGAAATGAAAAAATTAGTAGCAATATCTAGTTTAGTAATGTTATCAGCGTGTTCAACTTTTATTACACCAAAAGCACATGATCCAGTAATGTTTGGATACATCGTTGATGTTAAGGTTGGACTATCTAAGATTAGTTGTGATGATAAAAAAGTATGGCAACCAATCTTTGATAGAGTTGAAACTCTTAAGACATATTCAGTGTCAAGAGGAGATCCTCAAGCAGACAGTATTACTAAGTTAGAAGAAACATTAAATAAAGCTAAGACGAGTGATAACAAAGCTTTTTGTGAATCAGCATTACGTATTAGTAAAACTAGAACAGATGTCGTCATTGACGCTTGGAAAGGTAGAAAATGAGCGCAGTATTAGAATCACTTAGAGAACAGGTTGGGATGGCTGGTCCAGCTGCTGAACTAGCAAATGAATTATTATTGATTGCAGAACAGTATCAGAACGGAGAATTAAACCGTGAAGAGTATGGTTATCTTGTACAAGAGATCGCAGACGTAAGAGCACAACAAGAATTGGCGCACGATGAGATTGCATGTCGCTTTATTGTTGACGCTGCTACGATGTTATTAGCTGTGATGTAAATGAAAAACTTGGCATTGTTCATGCACCATCCGGAGTGTTCAGAGGATTGTGCATATGCAACGGTGCATGCATTATCGTCTGATTATAATATTAGAATATTTAACGAGAAGGAATTAGACGACGATGAGCTTTTTGATAATCTTGATATCATCGCTTTTCCTGGCGGCATTGGCGATAGCGACTCCTTTCCTAATTTCTTTACTAGAAGAAGATCGAATAAAGTTGCGGACTTCATATCTAGTGGTGGTCACTACCTTGGTATTTGCATGGGTGCTTATTGGGCTGGAAGTCGCTACTTTGATATACTTGATAGTGTAGAACCCGAACAATATATTAAAAGGCCTGAAGCAGATATAAGAAGAAGCTACTCAACGGTAGCTTCTGTCACGTGGAATGGACAAAAAGAAGACATGTTCTTCTATGATGGTTGTTCATTGTTAGGTGATGAAGATAAATTTAAAACTATTGCACGATACTCTAATGGTGATCCTATGGCAATAATACAAGGCAGGATAGGTTTGATAGGTTGTCATCCTGAGGCTGCAAAATATTGGTTTGAAACACCACGCCAATACATTAATAAATACTGGAATGGTGGATCTCATCACAAATTATTGCTAGATTTTGCAAAAGAGTTAACGCGATGAAAAAATACAAATCTATATTTGTATCAGATGTTCATTTAGGCACAAGAGATTGTAAAGCTAATCAGCTAAATAATTTTTTAAAACATAATTCATCAGAAACACTATATTTAGTTGGTGATATTATAGATGCGTGGAAAATTCAACAAAATAAATGGCGTTGGAAACAATCCCATACAAACGTAGTGCGTAGAATATTGGGACATGCAAAGCGAGATACACGAGTAATTTATGTAGCTGGCAATCACGATGAATTTTTAAGACCCATGCTTCCGTATGGGTTTTCTTTTGGTATGATAGAAATAGTCAATCAAGCAGAACATATTGGTGTTAATGGTAAAAGATATTTAGTAACACACGGAGATATGTTTGATGGTATAACAAGACTTGCACCATGGATATCATTCTTAGGAGATAAAGCATATGACTTTGTATTATCTCTAAATAGCAAGTTTAATTGGATAAGACGTAAACTAGGATTTGGATATTGGTCCTTAAGTAAATTCTTAAAGCATAGAGTTAAAAAAGCAGTAGACTTCATGTTTATGTTTGAACGCAACCTAGCTGGATACTGTAAGAAGCGCGGATTTGATGGTGTTATATGCGGTCATATACATCATGCAGAAATAAAAGACATTGATGGTATTACATACATGAATGACGGCGATTGGGTTGAATCATGCACTGCACTAGTGGAACATTATGATGGTAAATGGGAAATCATAACGTGGACAAAGGAGTCAGACGATGAAAGTCAAAGAAATAGTAAAGAAGATGTACCAAGCAATATTGAATCACAATGAAAAGAAAGAAAAAAAGTTGTGGTTTAAAGCAATGAAAAAATCCCTTAAACATAAAAGAACACAAATTATTAGATGAACAATATATTAGTAGTAACTGATACATATGAACAAGTGAATGGTGTATCAACAACATATAAGAATATGATTGCAGTATCAGAAGGAAATATAACTGTAGCACATCCTGGAATGTGGAGTTATAAATCTCCTAGCATATATCCAGAAGTTCAGATATGTACAGAGCCATTAAAGGTCTATAAGTATTTGAAAATGATCAATCCATGTCATGTACATATCGCAACTGAGGGCGTCCTTGGTTTGGTTGGTAGGATATATTGTGCTAGACATAAAGTTCCATATACTACAGCTTATCATACAAAATTCCCCGAATTTTTATATGAGATAGCAAATATACCTCAATGGTTGACATATTCATATCTTCGATGGTTCCATAAGAAATCTAAAGCTATTTTAGTTCCAACGGTTTCTTGTATTGACGAACTAAAGAAACGCGATTTTAAAAATTTAGTGGTATGGACACGTGGAGTCTCTGATGAGATGATATCTGATAAAACACCAAAAAGAACTGACAAGATAAAATTATTAAATGTTGGTCGTGTAAGTAAAGAAAAGAATTTAGATATAGTTTGTAAGTTATCTGAACAAGATAAATATGAAGTTACCATCGTAGGAGATGGACCATATTTAGAAGAATTAAAAACAAAGTATCCTAAGACAAAGTTTGTTGGA